CCCGCCCGCACGGCGTACCGACGCCGCATCAAGCCAGACAGGCCGCGTGCCGCATCGGCCAGCTAAAACACGCTAATATGCACCGATTCCGCGTTAAGTACGTTGACGGTGTTGTGAGTTACCGCAAAATCAGAAAGGTGGTACAAAATGCTTAAATGTGAGTGCAACGAAAAACACGCCCGTCTTGAGTGCGAGCCGCTGCCCAACGGTCTGACGTTGGTGCGCGTCTACGAGGATGAGCAGGAGGTCACCCGCGAGGCTGTGTCCAATATGGACACGCCCTGGCACGGGTACAGCTGCACGACTTACGAGACGGTCACACAGGTGCCTCAGGCGGCGGTTGACGTTGATACCTGGGCCGCCCTGGTTAAACAGGCCGACTATGACACAGCTGCGGCTGCCGTGCGCGCTGAGCGGGACAAGCTGATCGCCGCCACGGACTGGACGGTGCTGGGCGACGCAAAGACGGTCAAAGCGGACTGGAAAACTTACCGCCAGGCGCTGCGGGACGTGCCCGAGCAGGCGGGCTTCCCCTACGCGGTGCAGTGGCCCACGCCGCCGGTGGAAGAATGAGCGAGGAGGCCGATCTGCTGGCGCGGGTGATGCTTGTGCTGTGGGACTACCGCGATACCATACCGGGCGCGGGAGACCTGCTAGATGAGTATGAGGCGCTGGTGATGGACACAGATGAGGTAATACAATGAGACTATCTAATGGAGAGGTCCTGCTGCATTGGCCGCTGGACATTCACGTGCTGACGCAAGGGTGGTATTACAATGACGGCAGTTTGCACCAGGCCGTTGACCTGCGCACCCAGATTGACAACATTTATATCCGCCCGGTCTATGCCGCCGAGGACGGCACCGTGGATCAGACCCAGGACTGGGACGGACACACGCGGACGGGTATGCAGAGCTATGGCAACATGGTGCGTATCAGACACGCCGACTACAAAAGCAAGACCTTGCAGACACGGTACGCTCACCTGTCCAGCTATTGCGTCAAGTACGGCCAGAGGGTCAAAGAGGGCGAGATCATCGGCTACAGCGGCGTGACCGGCAATGTGTTCGGCGCGCACCTGCATTTTGAGGTCATCCTGAACGGCAAGCGCACCAACCCGCTTGTGTGGCTGGACGGCGACTTTACCACGGCAAGCGGGCAGGTGTTTACATACCGCCCCGGCGAGCACGCTGTACAGCAGCCCGAGCAGGCCGCCAGCGGCGCGCAGACGGCCCAGAATGGCACCGGCAAGCTGCAGGTCATCACGATAGGGCCGGTATCGCAGGGCGATGCAGACGCCGTCTTTGCCGTGTGCCAGAGCCGCGGCCTGACGGATGCCGGGCTGTACAAATCTGAATGGGCGGAGGTG